GTGCCGATTATGAAAGACAAGTTCGCGTCTACGCATTAAGTCACAACATCCTTCGTGTGGGTGAGGGAACTGCCCGAACTCTTTTTGATTTGAAATACTAAGAAAGATGATGAAAACGGGTTTTGGTGAAACTTCAGGTGCCTATGAACAATCTCAACAAGATGCGCTCATGGGTATTCTCCTCCCAGTTCTTGAGAGAAGTATGATACTCGCAGCAGAATATTCCAAAGCTTGTGGTCGCGATACAGTGCTTTCAGAAGATATGGAATATGCAATCAAGTATTGTGTTATGTATAAGGTTGGACAGGATATCGGTTCTCTCTTTCCAGAGATTTACAACGAAGAATCCTCAGACGAGGAGGACATTGAAGAGGTTGAACCGGGTGAGTGTCCACCATTTGTGAGATACTCGGGGGAAGATCCCACATTCAGGCAGATGAATGAAGCCTGTGATCGATGGGATACTTGGATTCCTCAAAGTCCGGTGGAAGAGATGTTAAAAAATGCTATTAATAGTAATGAGTACATCGGAGCCGGAGGGTTGGACAATTTCTGAATATAAATCGTTCAGAGTTACAGCTGACGAGGATAGTAGCACTGATGGAGATTCAGACGACGAGGAGGAGCAAATATTTGCAAAATCTCAAATTGTCAGGAGACCAAAGTACAAGAAGATTGTTGAGAAGGAAGAGTTGTTACCAGAGTAGATAATTTTCTGAATATACAGTATAAAAACTCCACCATGGCTGACATGACCGCACAAGCTCTCAAGACTGTTAACCTCGTTACCCAAGAATTGGAAACCCAATCCCTCAACGCGATCGTCGCGGGCTTCTCCTTTGCGGCCGCGATGAGCTGGATGGACTTGGTCCGCTGGATCATTCAACAAGTGATTAAGGTGCCAAAGAACGGTGGTACTCAATACACCCTCACCGCGATCCTCACCACCTTGTTGTCCATTGCGGTCTACATGGTTGTTTCAGGCATCTCCACTCGCGTCTCCAAGCCAGCGCAACCAGTCTTCGCGATTACTCGCTAAGTTTTGGGCGTCGCTTCATCAGGGACAACAAAAGAATACCAACGAAAACAATTATTCCAATGGAGAGATACTCTTTCCATCTATAAGTATCCACTACAAGTTCAGGGATACTTATTGGTGGCGGCAAAGCCTTCTTGACATCTTCTAGGGGAACTTTTGGTAATCCTTCAAGTTTGTCTGTAGAACCTGTAATTTCAAACTTCAATATATGATCCTGTCCCCTAAAATCGTATGGAATGTGACGCCCGTGACTCACATAGAAAAATTCAATATTGACATCACGAATAAACTTTTGAGGACCTTTGTAGAACTCATGTGTTAGTGGATCATCCGCATGGCTATAGTTTATGGAATCTGTACCATTTAATAAGATATGTCCAGTGTAAAACGGTGTCACAGAATAAATAGTTTTCGTAAACTCATCAGAACCACTCGTCAATTTCATAACGAGAGAGTTTGGGCCATCCAAGTTGATTGAACCTGAAATAACACTACTTCCCAAAGTTGTATTTTTAGATGAAAACCCTAAAACTTGATGGGGTGTTGTAACGACAGCATTACTGAGATAACCGTTTGTACCATCAAAAAATTCAAGAGAAAATGTATTACTTGTTGTTGTATTTGAAAATGTAAGTGCATTTGTATCCGAGTCAAACACAACTTGATCAATGCATGAGAGAGGGGGTTGCATTTTGAGGTCTAAATCACTCGCCAAAGCGTCACCATCCGCGTAGTTCGTTTCATCAAGGGTAATTTCAATGGTATCGTTGGGGGCACCTGAATCATAAACACTAAAAGTCTTATTTGTTGCGCATGTCGTCAATTGGGGTGTTGGAATGCGAGCAGACACTAGTTTAATCTGGGTGACATCATAAATTGGTTCCTTAAGTGTCACAACATAGTTGTTCGCATAAGGATACACATTAGTATCTCTTTCGCTACTATCTATGTCAAGGGTATGGACCTTCATTAAAATATAGGCACAATATTTTAATGATTGTTTTTGTCTAAATTCGGCTGGAATAAATCTAATAAATGTGATGTGACAATGGGTTGTTCTGGAGTTGTCTCTTCGCGATGTCCAAGCATCTTGAGTTGGGATTCTCGTTGCCCTTGTAGGCATTGAATTGGTGGAAAGGTTTCTGTTGATAGTTTTGAGTCCAACCACCATTCGCGGCAGCGAAGCGTCCGTCAGTTCGGCTTGTATCCACGCGCACAGCCGTGAGAGCACCACCTTGCTTGAGTGCGGACTCTCTGACATTCATACGCCCCGCATTACCCATACGGTTCGCCTTACCCCGTCTGTCTTCTGGCCTGAAACCATACTTCATGAGTTCTTCATTGTTCTTTGTAGTGATCTGAGCAGCCGCACTGGTCGCATAAGCGCCACTGAAGTTGGTAATACCTGGAGCCGCGTGGCTGTAGTGAGCAAACTGTTGATCATTGCGATCGCTCTTGAAACGAGTTGGATCTTGTGGCATCGTCTGGGCTGAAACAAAACGCTTCGCCCCATTGAAACCCAAACCATCCGCGCGATGTCCAGTTTCGGAACGGTTGGTGGTTCTCTTTGTCTTTTCATGTTCTTGGCGTGGGATCATACCAGACATACCCTGCGCACGACCAAACATCGTTGGAAGGCGAGAAGGCAAAAATGCGGTGGTTTCTGGCTTATTGTGAGTCAATTGACCCACGACAGCTGCGCGACCACCAGTGATGTCGGCGGCTGGACCTGAACGCCCTGGGAGAGTTGTGAGCTTGTATTCGCCAACATTGATTGGGTTCACCCTGAACATTTGTTGATAACCACCAGTCGCGGGTGTATCAGCACTGACACCCAAACCTGGACCAACCAACTGCTTCTCAATTGGTGAAAGGTTATTCATACGACCCGTGTCATACATGCGGTTTCTCATGTTGAGAATCTCCTGTCCACCACTTCTTTGTTGGCGACCAATATCGGCGAAACTCTCCATTTCTCTCTTACTTTGTATTTCTACACGAGGTTCAAACTCCTGTTCAATAAATTCTGGGACCATGTCGTCATTGTAAACAACGGGCTGTGTAGTCTCGGGGACTTGTTGAACAACAGGCGCGGGTTCGGACTTGTTACTCAAAGCACGACCAGCATAAATTAGACCAGCAACGGCTGCAAGTGAAATAGGATCGGCCATTCTTATTTTCTAGTAACATTTTTATTAGCGTATCTTTGTTGGAAGAGTCCGTTCTGGAGTTCCGCACGGGTACTTTCTGGCTCATAACTCAATGTGCGAAGGGGGACCTTGCACTCCATGTTGGAGAGTGGGAATAGGTTACGCTCATATGTTGGAACGACAACCTTGTTAAATCTAGAGGTTGTTTGGGGACGAAGTTGATCACTCACATCAATGTATTGCGCTGGAGAACCTTTACCCGCCATGTATGGGGCTGTCCCCCACAACATGGTATTTGGCCGACATCCACCACAATTGATGGAACTGGGCTGGGGGTACACAAAGATTTCCTCAGTCGCTTTCACCGCTGGGAGCGCACCTGCATTTTGAACGATCGCAAGACCAGGTTGAAGTTGGTATGCCATTTATTATTACATAAGAATATTTATAATCTAAGAAGGGCCAACACCATGTCCCCGATGAGAAACCCGACTATCACCCGCGGCGTCAAGTCCCGCAAACGCCTCAAGTTGAACACCACGAGCATTTGGATTGCACATTTCTGGGTTAGAACGGCACATTTTACCATTTTTAGATCCATAACACCACTCGGCGAAAGAAGTTTGGTCGCCTGGAATCTTAGAAACTGGTGAAGTCACAAACTGACGAGCAGCGGCGTTGCGCTGATACATTGGATGCGCCGAACGAGAACGCCCCGCATCATATGGAATACGGTCGTCCAACAAACTCTTCACGATTGGCTTCACAGTTGGATAATAACAGGCTTCAAGGCGGTTAGGCGCATCTGTATAATCCGTAATGAGAACATTGCCCATTGGGTTATCTAATGTTGGCATCTGACATCCATTTATGTCGCCACTTGAAGCCATGCCATATGTCTCTTTAACCATTTTTGACTTATACAACACATAAAGAACACCCAAAACAGTGCCACCAAGAACAAAAATTCTTGGGTCACGGCGAATGAGATAAATTGTACAGCATGCATAGATGACAAAACGGGAAGCTGCGTTAATTCTGTCTTCTGGAGTTTGATCACGGTTTGGCCAGAACTGGGAAATTCTATCAGCCCGAATGAGTTGCTGAGGATCGTCAAACCAAGCCTTCATTTAGTATAGCTTGAGGTTTATTTTTTAGCCATGCCCCCAAGCATGCTGCCCATCATCTTCATCAGTGCGTCTTGATCAATCTCACCACCTTCAGTCTCCATCTTGTCAGCACAATCCTTGGCGATACCTTCAATGAGATTGAGGGTTTCGGCTGGAATGGCAGTAATCGTAGTACCGAGCATATAGAGTGTTTGGAGATATTGCCATGTCGCAGCCTTAGTATTGGCACTCATACGAGACCAATAACTCTTGATGTTGAGATCCTTAAGGAATTCAATCTTTTCAATTTCCTCGAGAAGGAAAGATTCATCCTTCGCAGAGATCTTATCGGCGTAAGGCGTCACACCCTTCATGAATCCATCAACAATGAGTCGTGGGTTTGTTGTCTTGAGTAACTCGAAAGAGGTAGTCATCTTCTTAATTCCGGTTTCATCTGGAAAAGTCTTGTGCAATTCCACAAGAAATTGGGAGAGCATGTCGTTAAACGCAGTGACAGACGCCATTTTCTTAATTTTAGGGCTAAATCTTTAAGTTTAGAAAGGTTCGCTAGAGATGGTCTCTCTTTGTCCAAGACCATTCGCGACAATAAAGTAGACAAGGATCGCGTTGAGCACAGCTGGCTTGGTATATTTGTTCAATTCCAACTTGCCTTCGTTGTTGAGTTGAGCCTTTACATGAATGTAACCAGCAGTTATGACTCCTGCGATAAGGGCGGCACTCACGGGATCTCGGAGATATTCGGATAGATCTTCCATTTAATTATACGCAGTTTTTTTTACACGCTGTTCTGGGGCATCTCCAAAAAAGACACCCTCATCTTCAGGTTCTTCCATGACATGTTGTTCCATAGGTTCATCTTCTGGTTCTGGAGCTTGAACACCTGGAACTGTCTTGAATTCATTTTCAAGACCCGTGGGTTGTAGAGGTTCTTCCTCCGCGCCCATCATTGGTTCATCTTCTGGAAGTGGTTCAGGCTCTGGTTCAGGTTCTGGGAAGTCCTCTGGACCATCAAAAACATCGGGATCTTCACTATCGTGGACTTGACCATCAAGATCAATATCACGAGAATCTTGTGACATGTAAGTTTGAAGAATCTCCTGGACTGGGATGAGCTCCTTCACAGTGACTTCAATACATTGGGAGAATCTTCGGGTTAATTGTTCATCTCTCACATATTCACTTTGTTCTTCGTGGAAAACATATGGATCTTTGTAGAGATCCTTCGCCACATTATTGTAACAGGTTTGAATGAAAACTTCGTTGGTTGGAAGCTTGAGGCTGATCTTCTTGTTATCCGCCTTGAGACGAACCGCTGAGAGAATCTTGGTACACGCAACAAACACAGCTGCCAAAAGATCATTAAACCAAGCACAACGGTTTGCGATGTTATCACTGTGTTGCTTGGACATGGCGTTGGACCAATTTGGAACTTCCTTGAGAAGTTTTTGGAACATAATGAGAGTCTTTCGCCCCTTTGAGATTTTAGTCGCTTCGTCGTACATATCCTGGAAAACTTCAATCATAGGTGGACACATAATATTGTATAACTGCCCAAGGTACTCCTTGCGAGCCTCGACTAATATATTGAGATTGTCCATTTATCATTGAGAGTGTTTTTAATAACCACCTTCCTACGCACCTCTCCTGTACCTATCCGCCATCTTCTTAAGGTTCATCAAATCTGGAAACTCTGTTTCATCATGTTCTTCAACCTTCTGTTTTACCTTTTTCGGTATAACCCATGAGACATACATATCGTAGTCGCCCACGAGCCTCACATCAAAACCACCCAATTTGAATTGTCGCGCGACATACCTCGCAGCCGCACCCCTATCAAATGTGGGATACCCAATCACAAATGTTGGAACTGTGAGAAATACCTGCTTATGTCCCAACTCCACAGACTGTTTAATCTTACGAGAAAACTGTTCATATACTCGTGTGTATATTTCCTTTCTGATCTGTTTTCTCTTCTCATCAATTTTCGTTACATCATTGATGCTGATCATTATAATTGCTTCAATTTATTTTTAGCCATTTCTAACTCACCTTGTGTTGGTACGGCCTTTTCCTTCACAAGTTCATACTTCACAAAGTCTTGACCACCCCGACTCTCAACAAATGGTGAGACATCGGAGACTGTCTGAACATCAAGTGGTTGCGAGCGAAGGGACAACAATTTAACTGTGCCGTTCACAACTTCAAATGTCGCAACAACGGAGAAACCAAATGCGAAACCGTTATTTTTCACAGTCATGAACATGCATTCGTAAATACTCTTGCCATCTCCGACAAATTTCTTAACCGCGGTTGTTTCAATAATGTATGTACAAAGACCTGTACGCTTTGAAATTTCCTGATTCGCTTGAAGAACGAACTCTTCCATCATATTGTTATCAATATCAGCCTCCGCCTGACTGTAACCACTGAGGTCTGGACTGGCGTCATCAAAGCGGACGGATCCCACTGGCTTCTTGTATCCTGAGAAACCAAAAACTTCGGTGAATGGTTCACGGTTGGTTGTGAGCAACAGGACAATCACAAGAAGGATGACTGTCAAAAGTAACTTCATCTTTACTACTATGCGTTAATTTTTTTTTACAAAATACCCTATAGATATTAGATGTCGCTGCTGATATATAGCCCCAGATGCAAACATTCAATGGAAGTCATTGACTATGTCAACAAACACCCACAATTGAAACAGCTTGTGCATTATCACAATATTAATACCCAGGGTATTCCACCGGCATACCGTAACAAGATTACTCGCGTTCCAACTATGTTAACAAAGAATGGTAAAATTTTAGTTGGGAATGAAATTAAAAATTGGTTGGATTCACTTCTTCCAAACAAAGAAGTC